CTTTTACTCATGATGACCTCTTCTGATATGCCTCTAGGTATTGCTTAATATTTTCTATCATTGGATGATCAGGGCGAATAAGTCCTGACTCGTATTTGCCAATACTCTGATTGCATGCATTACAAACGACCCCACGAACACAGTTGCCACAAGTATAACTTCCATTGCAACAAGCATGATCATGATCAACATGAATGTTCCTTTCTTGGTAATTCCCGCAAACATTACAGCCCTCCTTTATCATTTCGTTATATTTATCTTTAGTTAGTTTATATCTGTACATAAGCATATATTCACGATGGTATGTAACTTCATTTTTGCCATATAGATATATTTTGTTATCTTCAACAATGTCATGAAGCGAATCAAGGCTTCCGTTTCTGTTCCATCTGGTGTAATGTGTTCTACACATACCCTTGGCATAATGGCTTTTATCACAAAATTCAATGGTGCAAGGCTTCTTGTTGCCACCCCTGTGAGATTTTATTGCTGACCCTGTTCTACAATATTTACAGTAGTAATCTAGGCCATCAGCATAGTTCTTGGCTTTATAGAACTGTTCAATTAATTTGGTTTCTTTACATTTGATACATTCTTTAGTTTCCATGTATCCATTATAGCATTGATATAATGAGTTTGTCAAATCAACTGTATTTGCTATATACTATATATAAGATATCTTCTAGAAAACCTATTTACAGTATACTTCTTTTCTTATATATATTTAAGTATACACTAACTTTGCCTCTGATGCCTTTGTTTTTAGGCTTTTGATTATAACAATTTGATAACAATTTTTATACCCTGACTTTATACAGAAATATCTGGTTTATAACTTTTTGTTATAATTGATATATAAGGCTTGGACCATGCTTATTTATCTTGTAAAACAGAGTAAATGGCTAAGCCTATACTCAGATATAGAAAAGTAGTAAAAGTGGCTTAAAAGGCCATTTAAAGGCTTTAGAGTGGTACCCAGGCAGAGCCTGTCCATCTGGAAGCATTCCAATCAACCCAAGCAGTGCCGTTATAAACCTTTTGACCAGAAGATGTTATCCAAGCAGATCCATTCCAATATTTTACTACTGGACCAGTACTAATACCAGCATTATAAATTGCTAGTTGTTGTGTAGTATTAATAACTGCTGATGTTGCAATATAGAAATTACTTATATTTGGAGTAAGAGCACCTAAAGGAGTAATGGCTCCAATTGTTATTGACCTAGCATCACCAGTAGTAGTATTAGCAAGTGTAGAAACATATTGAGTATTCATGCCAAATGATATTTGTGAATTTGCCAGATCTTTTCTAATTGTTAAAAAATACCAAACATTTGCAAATACTGGTGGAGTAAATGCAGAATATGTTGTGCCACCATCAACTGAATAAGCAAATTTCCAATCTGCACCATCTTTTGCAATAGCAAGTTGAGCATCAGTACTTCCACTAGAACTCATTCCTACATCAATAAATGGCGTTGGACCGTAATAGGCTCCTCCAAGTCCTGGAAACATTACCCACAAACCTAAAGAATAATCTCCGTCAGCCCATGTTGATGGAAGGTTTGCTTGAACTGTTGCAACTCTTGTTCCAATACTTCCTGAATTTGGAAAACTCCAAGAACCTGCGCCACCGATTGGACCAATAGTTGGATTCCAAGTTGGATTGCCTGATGTACCACTTTCTGTAAATTTATTTCCAGAACCAATTGAACCAGTACCAGTTACGGTTGGATTTAATGTAAATGTTTGATTAAATTCTATTCCATATTGTATTGGATAAGAATTTATTACATCATTTAAATTAGCCATATTAAATGACTATCCATATCCAATTAACTGCTGGATTTGCTGGAGCAGTTGATGAAACAAATACATTCTGTACACCTTTAATTCCAGTCAAGTCAATAATCCAATTGCTTGTTGTATATGATGGATCAGATACTTCATACTTAAGCAAAGAAATGTAATAATCTCCATCAAATGCCTCATTGTAATAACAAACACCGTAAGCATACTTTGTTGGGTCTGCTGCAGAATATACAATCATTGGAGTTCCATTAGCCCAAGCCAATGATTCTGATTGTGCTTGAGTAATTGAAAAGTACATGTCATTGCCTGGAATTGAACCAAGTGTCCATGTTCCTGTTACTGCAATTCTGTAGCCTTTGCCATCGTCTCCTTGTATACCTTGGATTCCTTGAATACCCTGAATACCCTGAATACCCTGAATACCTTGTTCTCCTGTAGCACCAGTTTCTCCTTGAATTCCTTGGATACCTTGTTCGCCTTGAATACCTTGAATTCCTTGTTCGCCTTGTGCACCTGTAGCACCAGTTTCACCTTGAATTCCTTGCTCTCCCTGAATTCCCTGCTCGCCCTGTATTCCTTGAGCACCAACAAATGAATAAACACTCCAATATGCTGGAGAAGATGGTGGAATTAATGCATCATTGTTTGCAATACAAATATAATAAATACCAAGATAGTTTACAATGTCTCCAATTAAATAACCATTTGGACTTACTCTTGTTGAATCCCATGCAAAACCAGGTATTCCTTGTATTCCTTGCTCTCCTTGAATACCAACAGCACCATCTAAGTTAACTGTCCATGAAGTGTATGTGCCTGAACCTGTTTTTGTTTTTAAGTCTACTGCTAATGCACCTGTTGTTGAGTTGTAAGAAATAACTTGTCCATGCATATGATTGTTAGCATCATGAGCAATAATTACAGATTGTGCAGGACTATAATCAACATTTAAATCATCAAGTATTGGTGTAACAGTTCCGCTTGCAGCAATTGTTAGTGATGTAGAAGATGTTGTGTGGTAATGGTCTCCATCAGCACCATTAGTACCGTTAGTACCAGGAGTACCAGTATCTCCAGTATCTCCCTTTTCTCCTTGAATACCTTGAATACCTTGTATTCCTTGAATACCTTGTGCTCCAGTTGCTCCTGTGGCTCCAGTTGCACCCGTGGCACCTTGTGGACCTGTTGCACCTGTTGTTCCTTGAATACCTTGTAAGCCTTGAGGACCAGTTGCACCTGTAGGACCTTGTGCACCAGTTGAACCTGTAGGTCCTTGAGGACCTGTTGCTCCTTGCGGTCCAGTTGGTCCAGTTGGTCCAGTTGGTCCAGCAGGGCCTTGAGCAATTGATAATCCAGCAGCATAAAGTTTAATTTCATCAGGAGCAATAACTGTTACTGTTCCTGTAGATAGTGTTGATATTGTCATCGTGTTACATCCTCTTCAACGAAAATTTGACCTCTAATAATTGTAGAAACAACAGATGTGACGCTATTTACACCTTCAATATCAAAATAACTCATTAAAGTTAAATCTGCTGTATCTAGTGAAACCACAAGAGTGTTTTCATTTTTAGTTATAGTTAATTCAGATAATGCTGTTGCATCTGATGGGAATTCTCTTACTTTGCCCTCAAATATCCAGTTAGTTAAGTCTAGTGCTACATCATCACTGTCTACCAATATTAAAGTCATAACTGCATTATCATTACGATAAACACGCCACTCAATAGTGGGTGGCTGTAAATTTAGGGTTTCCATAATTCCTCCAAGTGAATATACTCTTATTGTATGATATATGTATGTTGACTAACCCTGAAATAATTGCTGCCCTTTTTGCTGGGGTAGTCTCAGTCCTTGGAGCCTTCTTTGGCTTTTCCAAATGGATGATAAATAAGTTTTTATCTGAACTCAAGCCAAATTCGGGATCCAGCATGAAAGACCAAATTACAAGACTAGAGCAGCGTGTAGATGATATTTACACAATTCTCGCAAAGGAGCATCATGGCTAAGAATGTATATTATGAAGGCAAACTCATCCCTGTCAAAGATTGGGATTACGACACAAAGAAGCCCAAGGCTAAGGTAAGTAAGAAAGAGCCTGTTGAGGTTATCGTGGAACTACCACCAGAGGTGCAACCAGTCACTGAAGAGTGATTGAAATAATTGTTTCGTTGACCTTGATGCTTTCAAATATAGGTTATACGGACAAAGAAATTCAATGCACAATGAGTTTGGTAAAGAAAGAATCAAACTTTAATCTACATTCCAGAAACTCTACATCTGGCGCATATGGGTTATTTCAAATTATGAATATAAAGGGCAAGATGAGTATGAAATCTCAGGTTGCGAGATTTGACAAATACATCAAGCACAGATATTCAGGCAGCGTTTGCAAAGCCTTGGCACATCAAGAATTAAAAAATTGGTATTAACAAAACCCTCTCCGTTAGTTATCAGACATGGTGGAGAGGGTCTTGGTTTCCTGGAGGCAGCCAGAAATTTATTATGTTTTCTTAAGAGGCAATGGAACTATTGGTGTCATACCTCTGTAAAAATAGTTTTGATCAATTTGTGTTTGAGTTATATTTGTAGGTTGAATATATCCAACTTGAGTCCAACTGGTTGTATCACTTTTAATTGTTGTCATGCTTGTTGTAGGATTGCCACTAAAATAAATCTTTATTTGTTCATAAGTTTTTCCTAATTCATAAAATATATCTTGACCACCATAATTTTTTGAAACAGTAAACATTGAACGAACTCCATCAATTTCAGTAGATGCGTTTGGAAGCATTATATAAACTTCAATATCAATTTCTCTTGTATTTCCAGAATTTGTTACTAATGGAGTAATTTGCATAAATTCATCTGTATTGTACTGAGAAGTAATAAGATAGTACCAAGGATCCCCACTACCATCAAAACTTAGCCAACCAGATGGAACTGGAGCAAGGCCTGTCCAAGGAGTATATTCTTGTGGTGTTGCAAAAGCACTTGATGCCATTACAGTTCCAACAATTGGCTTTGGGCTTGCAGTTGCATGCCAAATATCAGCGTTATATCCACCATCAACGAAAAAGTCTGTAACTTGTAAAGGAAGTTCTTTGTTCCAAGGACTTGAAGAGTTTGCTCTTGTTTGAGTTCCCTTAAATACAGCCTTAATCCATTTTACTTGAACAGGTATTGCATTTATTGTTACAGGTTTTGTTATATTGGCTGTTAAAACTCCATTGCTAATTGTAAGTTTTACATTTCTAGTTCCACTTGTTGCATAAACTTTATAAGGATTTTGAACAGTTGAGGTTGTTCCATCTCCAAATTCCCAATACCAAGTATCTGCATCAAAACTTAAATCAGTAAACTGTACACCTGCATTTTCATCAATTAAAAAACTAAAATTTGCAACTGGTTGAGCGGCAGAAACTTCTATTGTTTTATTTGCAAATAATGTCCAACCAGCAGCATTTTCAATCCACGCTCTAATTTTCTTTATTCCTGCACCAGCATAAGGTTTGTTTGGACCAGGATCATATGTCCAAGATACAACTCTGCCATTTGCAGGATTAGAATTGCTTGGAACATCAAAAACATATGGTGGGAAATATTCACTTCCAAGAGTTGAAGCAAGTTGCCATCTTACTTTTTCTTGTTCTCCTGAAGGATAACCAGCAACACTTCCAGTAAATACAGTATTTGTATTTCCTGTTAATGGTGATAAATTTATTGTTGGGCTATAGTTTGGAATAAATTGTCTCATAATATCAAACTTATTTTTCTTTAAAATATAAGTTATTGTCCAATTTTCTGCATTTATAGAATGTCTAATTCCACAAACCTCATACCATTTATCAATTGTTATTAAATCTGTTACTTTATGATAAATATGAACATTATATTTATACATTGGATCAATTGTTGGATCAGGAGAATCTGTTCCTAAAGCATCCCAAGAAATAACTTTTGCTTCAATTGTTGAATCTCCGTCTATTTGAAGAATATTTGATGCTAGTTTAGAAAATGTTGCTTCAACTTTATCTGTATTATTATTAATTACAGTTGCTAATTCTAATCCGTTAGTATTCCATTCATCAATAGATACCGCAGAATTATATACTCCCCAAGTAGTTTGGCTATCAATATTTTCGTATGTTCCATCAACTGGGTTAAACTGATATTCTTTATCTGAGTTTCTAATCAAAACTTGATTTATTGTTCTATCAAAACCATCATCAATTAGAATTGTTTGATATGAATATCCAGTACCATCTGATTTAAATTCAACATTTGGTCCTTCTGGATATCCAGTTGGATAATAAAAATAATCTGGGTCATGTTTAAAATATGGATAAACATAAATTGAACCATCTGGTCTTACATGCATTTGACTTAAATTTGTTTGCATTAAATCAACAATAAAATCGTATGCAATGTCCCCACTCTTAAGTGCTGCTTTTCCTTCAATAAGTGTTCCAGGGCTATGATTTTCCATTAAACTTGTTGTTCCAGAAAAGTTTTGAATCTCAACTTTTCCAGTAGAAGCAAAATAGCCTGTTGTTAATGCTGTAAAAAGTTCTGTTAATGAAACACCATCAGTTCCATATGTTGAAATAACATAAGACCTAAAACTTGATGAAAATTTATGTCTTTGTAAAATTCCAATTTGATCAACTGCATTTATTGTAATTAGTGGTGGTTGATTTTGTGGCCTATACTCAACATTTATATCTGTTATAAATCCTTTATAAATTAAAACGCTTTCTTCAAGTGGTCCAGTTTTTGCAAAAACCTCAATCTTTGAATTAAATCTTACAGCATTAGTTACATTTGGGTCAAGCAATTCATTACGACTTAAAAGTACTAACTGACCAACATCTGGGACTTGAGCAATTGATTGATATTCATCAACTCCACGAACAATATCAATATTTAAAATTCCATCAGTAAAGTCGTAGGTTGTTTCTCCAGTTGTTATGAATACATTTATTGCATCTTTTGCTCTCATACTTGAGTTACTCTTCTACTTACCTTGCCATATTTAGCAAGTGCATTATTTACTTCTCTGCCCAATACATATGGATCTGTGCCAAGACCTGCATTGATTGTAATATTTACAGCACCAGCACTTGATAACGGTCTTATTCCTTGAGTATTTAAATTACCAAAACCACCAATAGTTGAATTTCCAAGGCTGGTTGTTGCTGCTTCTGCTAAGTTTTTTGCTGTATCAATACCCAGTGCAAGTCCCTGAACAATCTGCTCACCAAACTTAGCAAAGACCTTTGATGGAGAACTAATACCAAGCATTTTCTTTGCCCATCCAGGAATAAGGTCTCCAAAGAAATCAAAGACTCTATTTTTAAGCCATGAAGCAAGACCACTAATACCATTCCATAATCCAGTAACAATGTTGCGACCAATTGTAAACATTTTGCTAGGCAAATCATCAAAGATATCTTTAATGCTATTTACAATCTCTATTGCCTTTTCTTTAATCTTATCAAAGTTTTTAGTAATTAATCCTATTGCAGCACCAATTGGTCCCGTCAAAAATCCCAAAAGAAGTTGCCAATTATCTTTAATCCAATAGAATACATTCTTGATTACACCCCAAAGTTTGCCTGCATATTCTGTGATGGTATCCCAGTTCTTCCAAAGCAATACACCAATAGCAATAATGGCTGCTATTGCTATGATTACAATTCCAATTGGGTTAGCAAGCATTGCTGTGTTTAATGCTATTTGACTTCCAGTTTGTGCTTTTGTAACAATGCCAAGAGTTATCATTGCTGTTTTTGCTGATGCAAGGAATGTAAGAAGAGGTCCACCAATTGCTACTACTGCTCCAAGTGCAAGGACAACATTTTGAACTGGTCCTGGCAAATTATCAAAAGCATCAATTACTTTGGTTAAGAAATCAATTCCTTTTTCTAATATTGGCAAAACCTTTGTTCCAAGAGTTTCTTTAAAGTTTGCTAAGGCTACTTCAAATTTCTGTGTAGATGTGACATTCTTTTCTGCTGCATCTCCATATTTCTTTTGTGCTGCATCGTTAAGTAATGAGAGGGCTTCCTGATTCTTTCCAGCCTTTGATAATGCTTCTGCTTGTGCATAAGTTGCATCAGACAGATCAGGAAATATCTTAGTTAACTCTTTTGCACTTAATTCACCATCAGCAAATGCTTTAGCAAGTTTTGTGCTTACTGCTTCTGCTGTAACGGCACCTGCAGTATAAGCCTCAATATCATAAGCAGTATTAATTAATTCTGCAGACAAAGCCTTTGCATCAGCAGGTAAGCGAGAACCCAGTTGAGTAGAAAGTTTAATAATTTCATCATTGTCAACTGCAATTGCTTTACCAAATGCATCAGCATCAGCAGTGATCTTCTTTAATGCGTCAGAACCTTCACCAAATGTTGTTGTGGCTCCACGCATAACTTCTTGGGCTTCTTTAGCCTCATCTATGCCTTGCTTTAAAAATGTAATGCCTTGCTTTAATACAAATGCAGAAGCCGCTGCCCCAGCAGCAGCAGCAGCCCCTTTAAGTTTATTTGACATGCCATCAATCTGGCCATTTGCATCATTAATTCCAGAGGTAAGTTTTTTGGTCTCTGCAACAATATCAATTGTAATCTGTTGAGCCATTTCACTTCCTCCTGTTTAACACTTCAACCATTGCACTGTATTCTGAGAATGTCAGTTCCCAAAACTGTTCTGGCGTATATCCTGTTTCTATACAGAATTGCGCCATTGTTTTTAGGCTGAAGTCACTTCTTTTGGGTCTGAGATATTCATTCCTGAAATATCAGATAGTTCCGAAATTGTCATTACTTCTGCATCCTCTATTGTAAGGGATGGGTTATTTCGCTTTGCCATCATGTATTGCATTGCAAATGCTAACTTTGCTTTGGACTTTGACTCTGTCCATTCATCCATGGGCAAATCAAGGTATGCTTCTACTTCTGCAAGTTCTTTCCACTTTAGCGTGGACATTAAATCATTTTGTTCCATTTTACTGCCTCCTGTTAGTTTAAGTCGTATTTTTTTATATTCTCTTTAATGCTGTCATTGTATTTCTCAATGATGTATCCCATATTATCATACACTGCTGGTCTTAAATATGGTTGTGCTTGAATATTTTTTTCAGGCCATCCATATTCTTGTACTCCTGCATATGGTACTGCTGCACTACCTGCCAATATTTGGGCTTTCTCTGCTGATGGGTTACCAAGAACAGAAGAAGCCAGAGCACCAGTTAATTTAGGTGCCATAGCAGAGGCTTTCTGAGATAGAGTCGTACTTAGTTCTTTATTAAGTTCTATGTTTGATTCTAAATCTCTACCAAGTTTTTTAAGGGTGTCTGTGACTTCCTTAACTCCCGTGATAGTTATTCCAGCCTCTGCCATGACTACTGCTTAGGACTCTCTACGAACTGGCTTTCCTTCTAGGATAAAGTTAAGGTCGTATACAAAGTATTCGCCTGCTGCTCCGCCTAGATCAGGAATTGTCTCAGCGTAGCCTCTTGCTTCAAACAATGGCTGTGATGCTGATGGTGAACCGTTTCCGTGTGGTGAGAATACGATATCTACTACTGCGCCTGGGTTTTCCCAAAGGTAAGTATGTAGTGATGCTGCTGCTGTGTCCTGGAATCCAGTTACAGCGCATGTGAAATCAAGTGAATCTTCGTAGTTGCCGAAACCAAGTGTGCCTACTGCAGATGAGAATGTAACATTGCTCACTGAGCCTGCATAGTCTGTTCCTTCAACTGAGAAGACGATTGATTTGCCTTTAATTCTTGCCATATCAATTTCCTCCTTCAATGTCTATTGAAATATTTATGTTTGTTGCTAAAAACCTAGAACCGTTTACCTCTTGGATAAATGGTTTGTCTACGGTTAATCTTGTTGCTGCGGTGTATTCCCAAATTGCAGGGATAAGAGTGTCAAGTGTGTCATCAAGATTTTCTGTTTCTGTTTCATTAGTTGCATATGGTACTAAGATAAGTACTTTCCAATTAGATGCATAATCTGCATCATATTGATTTTCATATACAGTAATGAATTCAGTATCAGGTTCCATAATCGCACAAAGTGGATTAGGTCTTGCTGGTACAAACTTGTAAACCTTTGAGACACCACCAAGAATGATGGCACTCTCTAGTTCTGCTCTAACTCCTGCTAAATTCATCCGAATCTCACCATGTATCTGTTAAGTAAAGGATACACACCAACGAGTGGGTCCCTAGCAGTATTGATGGGAGCACCATCATAAGTTGCATATTGAGACACACCCATTGGTGCGTTACGACGATTAAATAGTTCTGAACCTACTTCAAGGTAGCAACGCTTCAACACACCAACAGGAACTTTGGTAGATGCAATATAACTTGCAACCAAATCCTTAGATGTATCCCAGCATTCTTCTACATAAGCATCATCGCTAGATGAAGCACCTACATAAGCCTTTAAGTCTGTCCAGTCCATTTTTGTCTCCTATTATTTAATTATGCAATCTTGCAAAGTGCCTTTGGATCAGATACTGCAATACCTAGGTATCCGTAAACTGAGAAAGAGTTTGTAAGAGTTGTGATTTCTTCATCGTTCAAACGGAAAGGTGCTCCAGCAGACTCATATGTTGTGAGTGCTGCAGAGTTACCTGCGTAGAATGAAAGTGCTGCAAGTGATGGATCAACTACGATTGGTAGACCAAGAACATTTCCTGTTAGACCAACTGGGTTGATATTTCCATAAGTGTTAACTGTTGAACCAGTGTTTGAAAGAATTGGACGGTCCATTGTGTCAACTGTCTTAGCCATCAAACGGAATACATCTGATGAAACAAGAATGAACTCTAGTGGAAGTCCTGTATCTCCATTAACCTTTACTGCTGCTTCTGCAAGAGAATCAATGATTTCTGCTGCAGTCCAAGCACCAAGTGCTGACTGATTAAATAGTGCAGCGTCTGTAATTAGTTGCTGACGAACTGCTGCGTTTGTTGTTGCTGCATACTTTGCAACCATTGCACGGAATGCTGTGTCAACATAGTTGATTGATGAACGCTCTACTACCTGACGAGACATATCTGTGTAACCACCGTATGTCTTGATTGGTGCAGTTGCTGAAGTAAGAGTCAACTTACCATAAGCAAGTGTGTCGCCTTCTACAGCCTGATTTGCAACATCAAGTGTGTTGGTATTAATTTTTGGGTACTCAACATTCATTCCATCTGCAGGTAGTGCCTGAGATGAGAAAACTGAGTATGTTGGACGACCTGCGTTTAGGATACGAACTGTATCTGAAACCCAAGCGTTCTTCATGATTGTGTCTGCTGAATCTGCTCCTGTAAATGTACGGTGAGCCTCAACATCTCCTGATGCTACTGCCTTTACATATTCTCCGTATGAACGGAACTGTGGTACTGAGACTGAAGGTGTCTTTTCTGATGCAATAACATCTAGACGACGCTCCAACTCTTCTGCGTGATTACGAACTTCTTGAATTTCTGAAGTGTAATCAGGTGTTGTGTTTTCCATGGATATTTCCTCCTGATTGGTTTCTTCTCTGACTGAAAGTACTTCAGCCTTGTCGTATGCGGGAAATGCTACTAAGGATACTTCCTTAAGATTTACCTTCTTACGAATTATTGTTTTGTCTTTCTTTACATCTGTTACAGGAATAAAACCTACTGAGAAAGAACGGATTGCTCCATCTTTAACTAAGTTAAGTGTTTCATTTCCTAAAACTGTTTCTGAAATCTTTGCCTTAATCATAAGGCCTTCATCAGATTCTGTCATTTCTGTAACTACACCAATAATATCTTGGTGGTCACGAAATAGTTTGACATCAGCAGTTAGATCAATTGCGCCTTTTTCAAAACGCTCTGACCATCCTCCACCAATATCAATTGTGTCGTTATAAGGAACAGCCAAACCTTCAACTGTGCGAAGTTCTGTATCTGTTGCTCTTATTTCAAAACTACGGGTAATCATTTCATTCATATTCATTACTCCATTTTATGCCACAGGTTGAGTGTCATCAATAACATCAACTGGGCCTTGGTCTTGTGGTGTGTCTGGTAATGATTCAAGAATTTCTGACATGCCTTCCATCTCACGGACTTCAGGAACTGTCAAGAATCTATTTGTCAAACCAATAGCATAGGACTCATATCTTGTCTTAACATTTGGACGAAGGAACTCTGTTAGATTAAACTCAGCGTACTGTCCTCTTGGAAGAAGATCAGTGATTGCCTGTTGGATACGAACAATATATTGCTGTAACCCATCCTCAAATAACTTTGCTCTGTCTTCGTTACCGTTGACATAAGTCATGCCCTGTCCTTCAATACCCATACCAAGATACATTGTTGGAACACCAAACATCATAGCAATTTGGCGTGTAATGAACTTCTGGTTTTCTAGGAATTGTGCCTGCTCAGGACTAAGTGTAATTGAATCATACTTAAGTCCAGATGAAAGGACAGCAATACTTCTTTCTTGCTGAGATGCAACGAAGGCTTCTTTATTTTGTCTTGCTACATCTGCAGAAAGAAATTCTGATGTTGTTAATGTACCTGTTGGTACTGCTGCTGTTCTAAACCAATTGTCTGCATAGTTATGCAAGTCAAGTGCTGAACGCAGAACTGATTTGTGGCGTTGTAGTGGTCCTTCACCAAGTAATGATGTTGAACTTGGGTTGTGCCATAACTTAAGATGTTTAATATCTCTTGCTGAATAGTTATTTCCATTGTATGAATAAATAATTCTGCCTTGGCTATCAGTCATAATACTTACATCTTGTGGATGTAGGTTTGTAATATTTACAATTCCTCTTTGCCCTCTTTGAATATACCAATAAGCATTTCCATAAGTTGCCATGTGAATTAATGTTGTGCCAAGCCATTCTGATTGAGAAATTTGATTCTCAAGGTCTGGTGTTTCTAACCAAAGTGGTGTTGGTAATGCTGTGTTCCCTCTGTAAACATTTACAGGGATCTGCATAATTGCAGTTTCTAATACAGAAGTTGCTCTTGAAACAGCAACAAGACTAAGTGCAGTAGTTGGTGTTACAGTAACTGCATCTCTTACTGGTGCAGTGTTTGCTACTCCACGATTTTCTGTGTCAGGAACATAGGCTGGTTCTACTTCATAACCAAGTCTGCTAATTAATCTATCTCTAAATGCCATTTATTTCTCCTCAATGAACCATCTGTTGTGGTTTTATTTGTGTTTCCACAAACCAAACGGCCAATACTGTTGCTACTGCTGCATCTATATCAGTCCCGCTATCTTTACGGGCAATCCTCCAGGATTCTCCGCTATTTTTGCGTACTGCTCGTTGCATTTGCAAGGTAACTATCTCATCTTGTGGATGAATTAACTCCTTTTTCATAATTCTACTATATGTGTTGTTTGACGCAGAGATCATATCTTTATTTGATGTCATCTGTACTCTTAATCCTTTTTGTTTTAAGGCAGCCCCTAAGTCATCCAATACATTTGAATCCATAATGAAAGGTTTTCCATATTTGGCTAGATCCATGCAGACATTAATTACTTCATCAATGTTAGTATTGTTTAATGATGCTACCAACTCTGTTGCTATTTTTCCATCTTCTTGCATCTGAGCAGTTACAATACTGACATATTCCCAACCAGAGGTACGCTCAACAGCAAACACTTCAGGGTTAGATGGTCTGCCGTTTGGACATTGAGACCACGCTCCTACTGGTATCCAAGCGTTCATAGATGAGACAAACTGGTTTAAACGGTATCGTCTAGCATCAGGCTCAGGCATTGTGGCTAGTTCGTTCTTGACTGATTCCCAGTTTAAGATGCCACTTGCTAATTGAGGGTTAGCACTACGCACTGCCTCTTCATCATCTATAGCACAGCCCTTTGGTGCTTCCCAACAAAAGAATCCAAACCTTTCCAAGTCTTCCTGCCCATTAATAGCAGCCATTCCTCTTTCGTACAAATGTTTGAGAAGGTTTGATGTGTCATCGCCAGCAGTTGTGATGCCAATGGTCAAGCCATCTGTGCGGGTAGCAGAACCAAGGGACATGGCAGTCCATACATCTTCTTTGGCCACATGAAGTTCGTCAAATATGACCATTGATGGATGCAAGCCTTGAGCAGTTGCAACATTACTTCCAATAACCTTATACATTCCTGTACCATCTTTAGTCCAAAGTCCTCTATGTTCCGTAGACTTACTAAAGAAATGTGCAAGCAATTCAGATGAATCTACCTGGTGTTTTAGGCGACGGTATACAATTTTAGCCTGATCTGCGGAGGCAGCAACAGAGATAACTTCAGGAGCAGGCTCGTGTAATAACATCCCATATAGGGCAAATAAGGCTCCTAGAAGGGACTTTCCATTCTTCCTGGGCATTGATATGACTACCTGCTTATATCGCAGTCTACCAGCCTTTGAAGGGTCATAATAGTCATCTGGATAACGCTCTAGGACATGGCGAATAAGCCACTTCTGCCAGTCAGTTAATGTTAATATTTCATCATTCTTTTCAGGCAAACGCCATAAGGTTTGCGAAATATTAATAACCTTTTCCCCATCAGTCGTGAAGTCCTCACTAAGAGGCTCAGTCCAATAGGTGGGATACCAATTAACCGTTGGCAATAGCCTGCAACATTTCTGCTGGAGACATTTCCGTAGTCTTGCGATTATTAAGCAAACCAAGGTTTGACAATAGGCCAATTAGGATAGGGGCTATTTGATGTCGCCTATCAGGAAATTGATCCATAGTCTCTGCAAGCATAACTGCTTCTTTGGCTGCTCCCAAATCTACCTCATCTAACCATGTGGCTGATAGGATAGATTTTCTAACACTTTCCTCTAGGCTGAAATCCAGATTAAGTGGTTCGTGTACTGCTGATATATCTCTAAGACCTCTAGGGCCTTGGCTCATACCTGTTCTCATATATTCTCCTTTTACTATTTTATGGTTTGGTATTTCTATTATACTCTTACAGGGTTAACGCTTAAAATATAAAAAACCCCAAACCTTTATTTATCAAACCTTTTATCCCAAACCTTCCAAACCTTTATATCCACATATCCTCGCATCAGGGATATAGGGTTTGTTATACCTATAGGGATATTGGTTATCTCTTCTATTCCCCGCTTTTTTTGGCAGGCTTGACAAACCTTTATATCTATGGTATGGGGATATTCCCGCTATGCAGGTTTGGGAATGTCCATGGTTTGAGATGAACTGTCTCACTATTTGGACAGGCCTTAGAAAGGCCGTAGTATTTACTATATACAAACCTTTATACCTTACGCTCATGCATAGTTCCTATTGAAGTATCTTAGGCGTATAAGGGTCTTATCTTGCCTACTGCTATTACATCTGACACATGCTGGTAATAGGTTAGATAACTCATGTCCTCCACCTTTAGATACAGGAATTATATGATCAGCAGTAGTAGCAGGAGCATTACAATAATGACATGTATAGTTACTACCCTCAAGGGTAAGGAGTCTGTTCTTCTTATATTCCGTGGAACTATAGGGGTTAGCCTTAGTCATCTTCCATCAACTCCATCAGTGATGTACCATCCCATTGGTCCTCGTTCTCCACAGCATTGCTCCCATATGGTGATTCCATGTTCTTGACACCAGAAGACGATGGTGCTTCCCTCTGGAGTAATCTCTCTGTTCTTTCCCATACTTCTGGATAATCCTCCCAATTGAATGCCAAACCACCTATATTGACTAAATCAAGTAAATGTGCTGCACATACCCAATCCCAGTCATCATGGTAGTAATATGCATTTTGCTTGCATCTACGACATTTCCTTGGCCTTTGAGTAGTCCTATATCTCCCAAGGTAATACATTGGGCTATGAGGATATCCATACTTAGGTTCAGGCACAACTAATTATATCAGAATCCAGCATCTCTTATTGCTTTGTTAATGGTAATCATGTCTTGTTGATTGGCTTCTACCTCATGGACTATTTTGAATAGTTTCTTGTATCCCGCCAATAATCGCTCATGAATCATTTTATTGTATGAATTGGCTGCCGTGACTTTACTTAGTTCATAATAACGAACCTTATGTATGCCGTTATCCTCTACTCTTGCTGGTCTACCTCTTTTAGTCATGATGACCTTTTCTGATATGCCTCTAGGTATTGCTTAATATTTTCTATCATTGGATGATCAGGGCGAATAAGTCCTGACTCGTATTTGCCAATACTCTGATTGCATGCATTACAAACGACCCCACGAACACAGTTG